AATCCGGCGCGTACCCGCAGACGGCCGCCGAAGCTCGCACCTACAGCCGGGCGCTCGCCCGGCTTCGTCTGCGGTACCGGAGCATCACGCTATGAAGCAGGCAGAAATCATTGAGCGCCGCAAGGCGATTGAGGCGGAAGTGAACGGGATTCTCGCTCACGACGAGATCAACGCCGAGCAGGAAGCCCGTGCGACCGAGCTGATGGACGAGCTGAAGGACCTGAACCAGAAGCGGTCCGCGGCCGAGCTGCGCGAGAAGTTCGCCAGCCACACCGTGCTGGCCAAGGTCGGTCGCGAAACCCGCGAGCGCACCGAGGAATGGCGCGCCACGACGGAATACCGCGACCAATGGCTGTCGTACATGCGCGGCGGCGCGGCTCCGGAACAGCGTGCGCTGATCTCGACCGCGTCGAGCAGCATCCTCATCCCGAAGATTTACGAAGAGGGCATCCTCAAGTACCTCGACGCGAGCACCGTGGTCCGCAACCTCGCAGACATCCGCACCGGCGTCCAGGGCTACACGACGCTCCGGTACAACACGCTGGCCACCGCCGACTACACCTCGGCATGGACCGAGCCGGATACTGGCAGCGTGGCCACGACGAATACCGACCCGGCGTTCGCCGAGGTGCCGCTGGCGCCCAACCCGACGTTGCCGAAGGTCGAGATCAGCCAGCAGCTGATCCGGCAGTCCAACTTCGACATCGAGGCCGAAGTCGTTGAGCACATTCAGCGGCAGCTGGCTCGGAACCTCGAATGGGGATACGTCGGCGGCACCGGCACGAACGCGCCCACGGGAATTTTCACCGTGAACGCCAACGTGAACATCGTGTCCACCACGGGCGTCACGAACACCCGCGCCGCAGCGGTTACGGCTGGCATCACGCTCGCGAAGCTGACCGAAATGCGCTACGAGAAGCTCCCCGCGGCGTACTGGGGCTCGGCGGCGTGGATTCTCCCGCAGGACTCGTACGCGAAGCTCGCGAGCCTGACGGCGAACAACGTGCCGCTGTTTGTGCCGTCGGCCGACGCAGGCGTTCGCACCGGCTCGCAGTTCACGCTGCTCGGCCTGCCCGTCTACGTCACCGAGTACACCCCGGTGCATGTCACGACGGGAACCACCGGGAAGAACTGCGTGGCCGTGCTCGGAAACATCTCGGAAGGCTTCTCCATCCGCGAATGGGGTGGCATCTCGATGATCCGCGACGAGTACAGCCTGTCGCAGACCGCCCGCGTCCGTTTCCAGGGCATGATGTTCGCCAACAGCAACTTCACCCGCGTGAAGGCGCTCGTCCAGAACCAGACCACCAACGCCTGACGGTTCTTCTCCTCCCATCGGCAGGGGCGTCGGGCTGCACCCCCGACGCCCCTGCTTGAAGGAGCACGATGCCCCTGGATCTCGCCAAGTTCCGCGCCTGGGCTCGCATCCCTCACACCGAGGACGATCCGGCCATCGGCATCGCCTGGGCGGCTGCCGTGCGCGAGCTCGAGGAGCGCACCGGCTGGGTCGTGGACCCGACCACCCGAACGCAGTACGTCGGCGTGGAGCCAACGAACACGGAGAAGCTTGTACTTCTCTCCCGGCAGCCGGTGACCATGGTGGTGTCGTTCAACGAAAGCGGATTCTCGTATGAGCATCCGCTGGTCACAATCAACGGGCTCCAGTACGCCAAGCTCGACCGCGAAATCGTCAGCGGCGTCGAGCAGGACGCAACCAGGACGTACCCGCTCCTCCTGACCGTGAATTGCGGCTCGAACACGCTGAACCCGCTGCTTGAAATGGCGCTGTTACAGCGTGTCACGCAGCACGTTCAGAGCCGCGGGGATGACACGGTGGTCCTGTCGAGCGACTACTGGGATCGCATCTCGGGCATGATGGGGAAGGGGATCGGCTGATGGCGCATGTCCCGCATGGCATGATGCGGCTCGTCGCGACGTTGCAGAACCCCGCAACGACGGTGGACGATCTCGGGCAGGCCGTCGAGACATGGTCCGACGTCGCCGTAATCCCCATGCACATCGAGCAGCTGGACACCGCCGAAAGCGTGGACGATGGCGGCCCGGCGATTCAGAGCAACTACCGAATCCTGTGCCCCTGGCACCCGTCGATCTCGACGCGCAGCCGGTTGGTCTGGTCCGACTGGGGCACCACGCGCTACCTCAACATCCGCGGCGCGACCGACCGCGACCAGCGTCGCCGGAACATGGAAATCATCGCCGTCGAGGTGGTGCTGTGACCGCCACCGCCGTCAAAATCAAGCTCGAAGACGCCGAGCTGCGGCGCACCCTTGAGCGGCTGCCCATCAACGTGAACGAGGCGCTTCGGAAGCGCGTATTCCGCAAGGTGCTCAAGCCGTACGTCGGCGACCTCGGGCGGAAGTGGCTTATGGCTCGGTTCCGCGGCCCGTCGATGAAGCACCGACTCGCCATTTCGGCCGCGACTGAAATGACATCGCCGCGCCGAATGCACGGGCAGGCAGGCGTCATCGCTGCACAGATCGGCGTCCGGTACGGCCGCAAGGCGAAGAACTCCAGCGTCGCCAAGGGCCGCCAGCGGGTGTTTCACCTGTTGGAATCAGGGTTTAAGCACAAGGCGAGCGGCGGGCGCGTCGCCGGGCGATTCATCTCCTATCGCTGGGCGCTGTTCAACGTGCAGAAGATCATGCGCGAATTGAGCGCCGAGGCGCTGCTTGAGGCAAAGAAGCTGCTCTCGAAGGGCGGCAAGCCATGAGCGTCCTGGCACTTGAGAAGGTCGCCAAGGCGCTCCAGCAGCACATGGACAACGCCGTGACGGCCGACGTCGCCGTCGGGATGCGTCGGCCGGGATCCCAGACGCCTGCGGTCGTGTGGGAGCTGACCGGGGCCGAGTGCCAGGTGACGCAGCCAGGGCAACCGGCTGCGTCGTGGATCGTGACCTGCGAAGTCAACATCTATGGCGACACGGCGCTCGGCGTCATCCAGGTGGCTGATGACATCGTGGACTACTGGGACAACCCGACCACGCTGGGTGCGACCTACGCAAAGCTTGTGCTCACGGCGATCTCCACCTCGATGCGTACTGAATCACAGGCAGACGGCTCCGAAGGCGACGAGCGCGTCTGCACCATGACCTTCACCTTCCAAGGAATCTGACCATGGCACTTATCACCGGCTTCGGCGGGACCATTGCTTTCAGCGGCGTCACGGGGACCGTTCAGGTGCGTTCGTTCACCCTCAACGTCGAGCGTGCGTCGTTCGACGCCACCACGCTCGCCGACTACCGCGAGAAGCGGCTGCCCGGCCGCATCCGGCGCTCGGGCACCCTGACGCTGTTGCGGCAGGACGGCAACACCGATGACGTCCTGCGCGGCCACTTGTTCCCAGACACCCTCGCCGCTGCGACGACCAGCACGGGCGCGACGCTGACGCTCAAGTACACCGATCAGGGCACGAAGGAAATCAACGAGTGGGGCACAGGCACGAACGCCATGAGCATCCACATCACCTCGGCGTCAATCAACGACAACGGAACCGACCTCGCCTTGTGGGAACTCTCCTGGGAGGAGCAGTAAGTGCCGATCCCGATTGAGCAGCTCACCGCCCGGCGGCGCACGGTCACCATCGAGGAGATCGGCCCGCTGGTGTTCCGCGAGCCGACCCTCGCCGAAGCGCAGACATCGGCCACGAACCCCTACTGGTGGGTCACGACCATTGAGTGCACCGACGGCACCCCGTTCCTGACGAACCCCAAGGAAGCGGGCACCATCCGCGCCGACCTCGCCGCGGCGCTCCTCGCCGAGGTCAACCGCATCCGCCCTACGGTCGCGCCGAGCGCAGGCTCTGGCGCATCGCAAGTCCCGAGCAACGCATGACCATGCCCGTCGGCCTGTCATCCCAGGAGCTGACCACCGAGGAGCGCATCGAGAATGCGCTGGTGGTCATCGCCTGTGCCCTGACCGGCAAGCGGCCGAATGCTCTGTTCCCCTGGATAAAGGGCTCCCATGGCTGACAAGAGCATGAAGTCGACCATTCAGGTCGCCATGGACACCTCGGGCGTGGTGAAGGGCGTCGCCGCGACCAACAAGGAACTCGACAAGCTCAACCGGACGGCCCGGCGCACGGCCACCGCGACGAGCATGACGGCGGCGCTCGGCGTCGCCCAGGCTGGCTTCGGGGCGCTCCAGGGCCTGATCTCGGCGATCAACAACCGGGTTGACGAGCTGAACCAGCTAGCGTTCAAGTTCAGCCCAGAAGCCGCAGCTGCGAAGGGCCAGCTCACGGCCGCCCAGATGCAGGCGGACGTCGCCGTTGGGCAGGCGCTCGGCGCAGGCGCGGCCGCCTCGGCCCGGGAGCAGCAGTTCCGCGTCGAGGAGCGGGCCGCCCGAGTCATCGAGCAGGCACCGGACATGAACGCGGCGGCGGCGTTCTGGACAAGCATCTGGGAGAGCACCAAGGCGGTCGCCGGTGCGACGCTCGACCAGTTCCTGATCAACACCACGGGCGTCCTGACCGGCCAGGGCGCGGAGCGGACGATCACGGGAGCGGCGTTCGAGGCGGCTGGCGGTATGGGCTTGTACGGCGGGCAGGGATTCAACCTCGGCGGGTCTGCTCGCGGCATGGCCTACGACGAGCCTGGCATGATGGAACGCCAGACGCGGGCGCTTGAGAACATCGACCGAAAGCTCGGAGGCTCCTGATGGGAACGTGGTCAAACATCGAGGTCGCTAGCAGCCGGTCGCACACGGTGTCCGACCGTTGGGGTGAACAGCGGCTGACGTTGCAATACATCCTCCGGTGGGTGCCGACGAACGATGCCGACCCGTTCCCAGGCGAAGGGCACGTTCTCACGAACCTCCCGGTTCGCCCGCAGCAGCGGTTGCCGTCGTTCTTCTGGTCTGGCACGGGTAACGACTTCAGCAAGGGATACATCTGCCGCTCGGTCAACGTCACACCGGCGCGGGAAGCCGCGTACGTCTGGAACGTGACGGCCGAGTTCACCTCGGTCGAGTTTGAATACAACGACAGCCCATGGGGCATCGGATACGTCAAGCAGACGCGCACTAGCGGCATTCGCCAGGTCGCTGCGTGGCGCGACGCCACGCTGCCAGCCAACGGCACCGCAGCATGGCCTGCCACGGCCGATATCGCCGGGACCAAAATCGACCTAAACGGCAACCCCAGGAGCCGCAAGGTCAAGCAGCAGACGATCCAAATCGAGACGCTTGTCGACCGGACGCCGCTTGCACCCGGCACCGGCTCGGTCGCCGCGGACCCGGCGTGGTCCACCTGGTTAAGCACCTACATCAACAAGCGCAACAACGCGGCCTTCCTCGGATGGCCGATCGGCACGGTGCTGTGCCAAGGCATCGCCGCGACCCTCGACAACGAGGTATGGCGCGTGACGATCACCTATATCTACGACGAGTGGTTCCACCTCGAACAGCTTGCCATGCCGCACCCGACAGGCGAGCCCAAGCTCCTCCCAGGCGTGACCATCGCCGGAACGCAGTACATGCAGGCCGCGACGGTTGTGTGGTACCAGCCATACAGCGCCACGGCCGACCTCAAGGCGCTGTTCACGCAGCCGATCTACGACCAGTTCGAGAAGGCAGGGCCGACGTACCCATGACGTACATGCGCCCCAAGTTCGAGCAGGGACTGTTCGGTTCGGCGAACAAGTTCGTCTGCAACCGGTGGACCGACTCCTCGGAGCTTGTCGCCGAAAGCACCGAGGGCATCCGCTGGGCGCAGTCGCAGCTTGTCCAAGGGAACATCGTCGCGCAGGGCTTGTGCAGCATCACGGCCGCGGCGGCGCTCGCCACCAACCGGTGGACCTACACCGTATCCCTGTGGGTACCCGCGTCGATTGCGGGCGCTGGCATCTCGACCGTGACCGACCCGCGTTTCAACTACACGACGTGCCGGAATCTGCGCGAGGAGTTCAACACGGCGACCATCGTGGACGGCATGGACATCACGACCCCGGCGAGCACCGTCGGGCCCGTCGGCAGCGTGTGGACCGGGTCCGCCTGGACGACGTCGAGCCTGACGGCGGTCGCCATGGTGTCTGTC